TGTAAAATCTACATCTAAGATAACACAGTTGCGATAAATATTATTACCGTCTGCCGTACCCTGAACCGACACATTATTAAACTCGCAGAACTGTACATCTGCCGAAGGGTTTACTGTTATAACAGTCGTGCCTGGATTGTCTGATGTAAATACAAAGCCATCGCTGAAATCAGTGTTAGCTAAAGTGCAAGAATCAAGAATCCTAATAGTCCTAGCGCCCTCTTTTATAGCAATAGTTCTTGCGTCATCAAAATTATTGACTGGCTGGGTTCTTGTCCCAATAGGCACATCTGTCCCAGCCTGACCGTTGTTTACATCAACACATACTTCGCCGTTATATGCGGCAGATAGAATAACTGATAAGTCTTGTAGCCCTGCTGAGTTAGCAGAACGCACTGAAACTTGGTTTACGTTTACAATGTCGCCTACGTTTGAGTTAGCACCGACTAAATTGACAGCATATTGTCCGTCTTCAAATGTAACAGTGTAGCCATTGACAATCTCAATCACGCGAGCAAGCGTCACGCCTCCAACAGTCACTGAAGTGTTATGTTTGTGCGTCTTTTCAAACGCCATTCCGTCTTCTGAGTCTTCTAGGTCTTTTAAAATCAACCTAAAAGAATCTAAGTTTAACTGTCGTATCTCTGTCGGTGAGGATTGAATAAGGGTCATATCCGCTCTGGGGATATTAATTACCTTAGTTCCCCAATTAATGGATATTGCCACTTGTAGCCCCTCCGCTAAATAGTTTCACTTGGAGCTGTTGAACCTGTTGCATAATCATGTCTAATCTTTGATTTAGCAACATATTTTCAGCCTGCAACTGAATGACCATTGCAAAAAGACTGTCTATGTCTGCCTTGTTTCCCTGACTATGCTGTAATACAGCTAGCATATTTTTATGATTGATATCAGTCATCAGGTATCAAACTTACATTGATTGAAGTATCAGCAGAACTTGAGATAGTCCCCGAAATTGATGTTGCCTTATAATATGTCCCAAGTGAAGCAAGCCTAATATTGCCAACATAAGGCTGATTTCCAGAATAGCTTCTGGTGTCAGAGACTTGACCGCTGGCATTGGTTAATACTTTATCTATTATCACGGTTCCTTCTGCCAAGCCACCACCGGCTGCTGCTGTCACATAGACTCTTGCGTTTTGTAACGCCGCGTCAGTGTCAATATCTTTTACTGTAATGGTGAATGTTCTTTGGCCTGCTACTACATTAACTGTGGCGCCTGCTGACCTTATGGATGGGATACTTGCCCCATCTTGTACGTTTATGGTCAAAGTGCCTGAACCGACATTGACAAAGATAGCCTCATCGCCGGTTGAAGTTGGCGTAATAGGGGAGCCTGTTGAACCCGTATCATACCCAGACAATGAGCAATCCCAATTCATACTGCCATCGCCTATTGATGTTAATTCTACGGCATGACCTGTTGCGCCCTTCGTAAACGAGCAGTTAGAAAGGTTTTCTAGCTCAGTAGTTGTGACCGCAGATGCTGCTGAACTTTCTGTGATAACGCAACTTGTCAGCGCAGCAGTGCCTGATAAGGTTATTTGGGCTGAATTTACAAACGCACAATCTACCGCTTCTGACCCAGTTACAAAAGTAAACCCAGCGCATCCTGAAATACTGTTGCCTTTAAAATTATGTGAAGCTGCGTCAAATGTTAATGAGCCTGTTAGATTTTCAAATGAGCATCCATACCAGTTGCCTGTCTCTACGTTGCCATCAGAAAAATCAATACCAAAAGTGTAGGAATCATTGCCTACTATAGATATCCCGTTTCGTCCACCAGTTGTGCTTACAGGCTGTCCTAAAGACAAGCTGTTGGTTCCTGACCCGCCGACTACGTTTATTGCTGCGAAAGTATTAGGAACCGCATTGACCTCAGCGCCCTGATAATAAATAGGTTCCGCTGCGAATATCTTAGAATCTTCATCGGTAATTGTAGATGCTGTTGCGCTGGTATCACCAAGAGTTAAAGTTCCAGCAATCTCAACAGCACTATTGGAATCGTTCAAAGACCGGACAACTCCGTATCTTTGCGTTGCTTCATTAGTCAGCAATTCATTAAAAAGACCTAGCGTTGAAGTGCCTGTAATAATCAAACCATTACCGACATCGCAAGCGTCTAAGATTAAATTATCAAAACGTGCTGTAGTACCGCCAACATTAGCGAACACCCCAATGTGGGTTATGTTTGATGTGTTCAGCGTACCAGCTCCACCAGACCTTGTTTTGGTTGGGTCAAGAATCATCCTTACCCAGCCGCCTGCATAATTGTCAGACCCGTAGTATGTAAACAAAGAATAGTTGCTTGCAGTTGGTGTTCCTGAGCTTAAACAAATACCAAAGCCATTAGCTGCTTGGGTGTTTAGCAATGAAGCCGCAAGGAAGTTACCCCAAACATAAATCAGTTGACCTGATTCAGTTGTAGAAAAGTTTAAGGCAGAAGGAACTGCAACAAACAAAGCAACGCCTTGCTTGCTTACCTGAACAGTTATAGCTGTGCTTCCTTCTATAGAACCGTCAGCAGCCGCTGCGCTAGGAGAACCACCAGACCCAGCATATTTGACAACGGTGACAGAATCACTGCCATTATTAGCAGTGAACTGTCTACCATTACCATCCCATGCGACTGATACAGTCATTAGGCATCACTTGTTCTGATTGCTGTCACGCTGGCATCAGTAGCACCAAACACTGCTGATGTGATGAACTCTTTAATTGGACTAGCTCCACCATCTCTTACTTTCACCACTAGGTTTCGGTTTGAGTTATAAACCGCAGTGAAGTTTGCAGATGTTGCTGATGCTGTCTCATCAATGTATGCAATCCAAACATTGTTAGAGCTTGCAGCGTTGTCTCCGCTAAAGTCTGTTGAAGCAATAGTAAACGTTGAACCTGTATATGAAGTGTACGGTACTCGCCTATATGCTCCGCTTGCTAACTGAATTCTAATAACTCCTGCTGATGGGGTATCTGAAGGAATCGTTGTAGTCACGACCACGGCAGTTTCTGTCGCTCCAGTTAATGCTGTATTCAAAGATAATTGGTCAGTGTCGATTGCAGGATTGCCTTCTGCATCCGTAGAAGTACCATCCCAAGGGCCAACCAAAACTCTGTCTTCAGTGCTGATTAAACCACTAACTGTGAAAGTTACGTTGTTTGGTGGCGATACTTCAGATGCGGTTAAGTCAAAGACCTTATCACTTGAGCCTAAGTCTTGAGAACCCACACCATAAGCACCGATAAGCGCTGAACCTGTAGAAACACCCAAGCCTGGCGCTGCTGTACTTTCTACCGCTCTAGGCGTTGCTGTACCAGAAGCCGTACCTGTTGCAGTTGAAGCGCCTGTAATAACTTGAGAATTCGTAGGGGCTGCGCCCGTCAGAAGCTGAATCCACATCTTGGTGCCAGCAGTAACTGAGTCGATGGCTAGCATCTGGCCTGTGCCGCCTGTCCAACTTACTGCTTCAAACGCTGAGAAAGTTCCCGTTCTTGCTGACAAGCTGATTTCGTGAGTTACGCCACGAAACAAAAGACCGTTTAGACCGAATAAAGTCTCAACAGTCCCGTTTCTAGTAATGTATTTAGCTTTCTCATAGACATCATTGATGGCTGTTCTTGTGCCTTTGTCCCACTCAATATAATAGGCTTCATTTACGCTGTTGTTATCAATATCAAGTTCAACATAACCTTGAGTATTGGCAGACGAATCCCATCCCGCAACAGTTCCTGAAGCAGTCTGGTTGTTTAAGTCAGTTGCCCTAGACAAAGCGAATACGTTATTACCTCTTGACGTAGCAGAAATTGCAAATTCGCCATAGGTAAAACCGTAGTCACGGGTCAGACCTAGCAACCTTCGACCGTCAGTATCGGCTCCACCTGTTCGTACTTTAATCATGAAACGGTGAGAAATACCGCCAGCCGCGTCAGAGTTAAGACCTAGACTTGCAGCGTTGTTGTCATTGTTCCACCAATCATCAGAAATAACTGAACCGTTTTGAATAACCTGAATATCAGGCGCGTTACCAAAGTTTACAATTCCGTCATAAATGACATCACCGGATGATTGAATAATAGAACCGTCATACAAATGCTCGCTTGCAGCGTCATCAATATTGTAGTTGCCTAAAAGCGTGATGATGTTATCCGTAGAGCGTGATGATGGGTTTTCATCAGTAATGTCTAGCTGGTCATCGCCGCTTGAACTTGCATCATCTGCAAAGTCTTGCAATGCTCGGTGAAATTCAATTACCGTTGCGTAAGTCGGGGTTGTTCTTCCGTTAGTCCCAGCGGTTCCGTCGTGGTCTGCGCCAACGTACCGGATATTCCCGCTAGAGCGCGTTATTTCCCAGTCTAATGGTTCAAATGCCATTTTCTATTCCTTAAATTGTGATTGCTTTTTCGGCAACCAATCCACTAAACGTACCGCCTGAATAATTCTGATAAAACGCATCAGACGGATTCCCAATTACTCTATAGAGCGTTGTCGAGCCGTAATTGTAGCTGTAAACATCACCTTGCGCGATTGTTTCTATGAAAACAGGCTCTGTTGCGTATCCTGTCGCGTAATCAATCCAAGTTTTACCACCGCCACCACCAGATAGATACTGGTTGGTCATGTTAAATCGAACAAACTCGCCGTACTCATTGGGGCGAATTTCAAATGCTATTGCGCCGTTTTGTATTTTATGCCTTGGAATACGTCCAGCTTTACCGTCAGCACCTTTCTTTCCTGCTGGGCCTTGCTCGCCTTTGTCTCCCTTGTCTCCTTTCGGGCCTTTAAGCCCTATGGCTCCATTTTGGCCCTGAATACCTTGGTCGCCCTTGTCTCCTTTGTCCCCTTTCTCACCTTTTGGGCCTCTTGGGCCGGTTTCTCCAATAGGGCCACGCTCGCCGTTTCTGCCCTCTAATCCTTGAATCCCTTGCTCGCCACGCTCTCCCTTGTCACCTTTATCGCCAGGAATTAGCTTAAAGTCACGGACAACATCTAGTTTTTCGGATAATTCCTCAAGCTCTGACTTCGTTTTACTATCTAATCTTTGAAGCCTCTCTAAGAATACCGCTAGAGCCTGATTAATCTTCAACGAAACACCTTTTCAGGCTTTCAGCGAGCGCTTCATTCAATCCGCGTTCGCCATCGTCTACTTCTTCAGGCTCCTCCTCTTGTCTTGTTGCGCCATACGGCTCGATAGCGTATTCAACGCCAAATTGTTGTGCTAATTGCTTGTCACGGGCTATCTGAGACAATAATTCTTCTGAATCCATACCATACTGGCTAGCAACGTGAGAAAGAGACAAAATGCCATTCTGCAAACCAGTAACGGCTGCTGTCATCTCTTTCTGCGGGTCAACCCAGCTCCAACCACGGCCCCTGAACTCCGCTGCAAGTGAAAACTTGTTGTATTGACTTAAAGGAATGCCAAAAGAGTCAATCTCCATAGCAGCACCAAGCCATTGGTCGTAGATTCTGCGAACAAAATGCTCAATAAAGAATGAAATCATGTTTTTATACATGTCTCTTTCTTCTAACGCTCCCTGACGAATGCTTGAATAGGATGTTGCTTCTAAGTCATTTGACAGGCTGGTATAGCTCACACCAAGTGCTGAGGCAATACCTTTCAAGATTGACTTGTGGAATGCGTCAAAATCGTTGCTAGGAAACTGAGGATTGAAGCTCTCAAACCCAACGCCTTGAGGCAAGCTGTGGAACGTTCCTGGTTCTGCCGACATTATAGGCGTAGCACCGTCGTAGTCATCAGCAACGAACCCGTCACCGCCTTGGGTCGTAAAGAATCCCATCTTCGACGCACCAACTCTTGCGTTAATTACAGCAGCTTCTCTAAATGCCCCTAGCTGTTTGATTGCAGGAATCGCTGGTGCCAACCAAGGCTCTCCCCGAGTTTGGCCAGGTCTTAATTGCTTGAACAGATGAATCATCTTTTCAGCAGGGACTCTGACATGTTTCGGGCTTTTCTTCTGAGTTGTGTAGTCGTAATCGCCAGGATGGTACGTTAAAACGTGATAAGCGATAGGTTTCTTGAACTTATTAAGCTCAACACCCATGCGAATCTCTCTTTCACCATCTAAACGCTTATTTAATTGTTCGTCTATCTGGTCTGACTCGATAAATTGTATCGCGAACGAATCATGGAACTCTGCGCCTCGGTGCATCAGAATAAATGCTTCACCATCCTTGGCTAAAAGCTCAACTGCAAGTTTCTGACAGTCTATCCATGACATTTTGCCATCTACGGTAGGATTTCCAAACTTTCCCCACATTTTGAACGCTGATTCGACTGAATCATTGCCTGATTGGTCTAAATTACCGACCGAATCTAGTGCTTTTGACTGCAAAAACACCCCTTTTTCACCGACAACATTGACTTTTAGCAGCTCAAAATAACGCTTAACGTACTCGTTATTAATCGCTAAATCGCGACTTCTGTTCCGTAATTGCTTTAGTGCGGGTCGTAATTCTGAGTCAGCAGACCGTTCTGAAGCGGTAAAATCAGCAAAAAGCCGCCCTTGATTGACAGCAGCATATTGTCTTTTGATTATCCGCTCTTTAGTCGGCGGCGTATTCTTAAAGATGTCAAAAATTCCCATCAGAATCTAACCTTTATCGTTGAACTGGTTTGTCGATGATTTTCAGCGTCTAGCTTGGTCTTTTCTGCTTTAACTTTAGCCGCGAAATAATCCTCGGCCTGTGTCAATTCCTGAAAAGTCATCTTGGTCAGACTTCGACCAGCTATTGAGTAAGATGAAACGTCAGCGTCTGCCTTACCCTGAAGCAAAGACTGGATTTTATCCAGCATGATTTCTTCATGACTTCTTGGGTCACTAGCATTGATATCAAGGTCTGGAACAACGTCTGCATGGCCTCTTTCAATAACCTTTCTTTCGCTGTCAGAATTCCTAACAATCTCCAACTGCCAGTGATAGTAGCCAGGATTGTAAGTTGCAGTGACTGCTGATGATTCTTGAAATAGGAAATAAGTTGTTTGATTTGTCGCGGTAATGTTGATTTCATTACCACCACCGGCAATTCTTGCGATATACTGAGCTGTATACAGTGAAGGGTCGTAAACTTCAGCAAGGTCGGTTCGCTTCCATTGAATAAAGTCACCGACTACTATGCTTCCTGGCTCGCCCTCTTTAATGTTGTCGAAATAATTAGATTCGTCTGACATATCACCGCCATGCGTTGACAAACCCTCCACTCATTCTTGGTATGAAGGGTCGTTGATTGGATACCTGTTTAGGTTTCTCTACCGTCTCAGGCTTTGATTTTATCTTATCTGAAATTGAATTTATATCCACGTTCAGTATAGCATACGCAGCCATTGCGTAAACATAGCAATCTAAGGCTTCGTTCCTTGGCCTGATTTTAGTAAATACTCGTTTTTTATAGCCTCTCACAAACTTGGTGACAATCTTTTCTGCTGTTAGTTGCCTGAAGTATTCATCAGTCAAAGTATCAGAGAAATGGATATAACCTGGCCCTTCTTCTTTGATTCGCATCCTCGTAAATAACAGGTCTTTTGTAGCATCAACCCCAATCGGAAATAACGGGCATTTCATTGAGTTATTCTTTGACGGTCTACCCGCTATCGGCTTGCCTTCACCACCGACACCTTTGATGGCGAAGTATCGTTTGCCCCAATTCTTCTTGCAGTAATTATAGACCGCGTTGGTAAAGTGACCGCCTGAGTCAACACAAGCCGCTCTCACAGCTAGTTGTCTTTCGTCTTCTGTCTTGAATACCTGTCCTAACTTTGCGTCTAGCAGCGACCAGAGCTGCGGTGTTGATGGGTCACCATAAAGCGTATCGTGAGCTAAGACATAAGATTCATCATCTCTGCCCCATCCGATGAAAGAGACTTCTAATCTGTCGTCTTGGGTATCCACGCCTGCCGTAACGAATATAACTTCCCCTGGGACTTCATCAAATTGCTCCCTTCTAGTCGAAAGCTCATAGTCGTCTATGGTTTCGCCTGCATCCTCAAAAGTTTCTCCAAGATAGGTGTTTGTCCAAACTTTAAGCTGTTCTGGATTCTTTCTGACTGCTAGAAATTCACGCACACCATCTGATAAAGGCGTCCAAGGCGAATAAAGACCTGATATTTTAAATCCAGCAATACCTTTAAATTCTTCTTTAGCTACCCACTGACCGTTCCTGACCGACCATCTTCTATCGGCATCAGACCACAACGTTCCGCATTCTTCGCATAAGTATTGAGCAGTTTCTGGGTCATCATCCTGCCAGCGAACATTAGCCCAAACCAAAGTCTGCTGATGCTCGCAATGCTTACAAGGGACATAGTATTCACGCATGTCTGACCCTTCGTATGCGTTCTCT